CCGGCCGACCTGGGCATTCAGCGTCTCGAAGCCCGTCTGCGCCTCGGCAAAGGCGGTCTCGGCCGCGGCGATGGCCTCGGTATCGGGCGTGTCCGCGCCTTCGAGGGCGGCCAGCGCATCGGCGCGGTCCTGCATCCGCTCGGCCGCCGCGCGGCGCTCGCGGCGCAGGTCGTTCAGGTCACGGGGTTTGGGCATGTCGGTCTCCTGGTTGGCAAAAGCAAAAGCCCCGCCCGGAGCGATCCGGACGGGGCGGCAAGTTCCCGAGGTCGGGAAGTTCAGAGCGTGGCGCGGGCCTGCGCGGCGGCGGCTTGCGCCAGGTGGCCCCGCCCGGAATTGCGGCGGGCGGCGGGCCTGGGCGCATGGGTGGCAAAGATCCGGTCATAGAAGGCCGCGCGGGTCTCGGCGCGGTCGGCGAGGCCGCGGGCGATGGCCGCTTCCGGCCCGAAGGTCGCCCCGCCATCGGCCGGATCGTCGGTCACCGACAGCCGCGCGGCCAGATCCTCGGGGGCGATGCCCCGGCCGCGGGCCACATCGGCATGGAAGGCCGCCTCATGGGCATCGAGATCGCGCAGGATCTCGGCCCGGCCGCCTTCGGTCTCGGGGTTCGGCAGCTTGGCCCGGGCATGGGTCGAGGTGAAGATCTGCCACCGGTTGCCCGCGCCATCGGGCCCGACCGGCCAGCCCGCCTGGCGCATGACGCCGATGGAGCCCGCGAGGCTGCCGGGCGTCATCGCAATATCCGAACACTGGCTGGCCAGGTGATAACCCATCGAGGCCGCCAGCGGATTGACCAGGGCATGCACGGGCTTGACCGCCGCCAGCGCCGCGATGGCCCCCGCCGCCGCCACACCGCCCAGCACCAGCCCGCCCGGCGTGTCGAACTCGATCACCACTGCCGCCACATCCTCGGCCGAGGCCAGCGCCCCGCAGGACGCCTCGATCCCGGCGAAGGTCGCCCAGCCGAGGAAGCGTTCGAGGATCTCGGCATTCGGCGTCAGCACCCCCCGCACCGGCATCACCGCCACGCCCCGCGCGACCGCGAACCGCTCGCCGCGCGCCACCTCGACGGGTCCGGCCAGGGCAGGCCCGGCGGCGGGGGTTGCGGGCAACGGCAGGCCCAGAAGCCCGGCCCCGAAGCTGCGGTCAAGCGCCAGGGGGGCGGCGCCCAGAAGGCTGGCAATCGTCGTTTCCATCAGTCCTTGTCCTCTTCCGTTCCGGTCCCGGCATCCTCTTTGCGGGTCATGTTCGCGGCCGGGTTCAGCCGGTCGCCGCCGTCGACGGGCGCGCGGCCATCCTCGGCGCGGGCCTCGTTCGCGGTCAGGAACGGGCCGCCCACCGCCGCCTTCAGCGCGTCGTACCGCTCCTTCGTCGTCGCCTGCATCAGCGCGTCGTAATCGTGCCGGAAGAACAGCCCGGCCCGCCGCTCGGCCTCGGTCAGCACGCCGAGCGCCAGCTGCGCCTCGACGAAGCCGCCCCAGTGCAACAGGCAGTCGGTCTTGTAGTCGATGGCCTGCTGCTGGCCGTTCGCCTTCACCCCGTGTTCCAGCATCTGCAGTTTCGAGGGCGGCACCCGGTAGATCGCGGCGATCTGTTCGCGGTCGAACTTGCGGCTTTCCAGAAGCTGCTGATCGGCGGCCGAGAGATCGAGCGACTTGATGTCGTCGGTCGCCCCGATGATCGGGATGCCGTTGGCCTCGGGGTCGATCAGGGCATTGCGGACCCGGCGGGCATTGCGGTGCCAGGCCTCGTCGTCCTCGTAGACATCCTCCATCTTCAGGACCGCGCGCATCTGCACCCCCGAGGCGGCGCGCGCCGCGGCTTCCTGACCGGCCAGCGCCAGGCCCACGGACTCGGCCGCGACCTGAAGCGGGCTGCGGCCGGTCCAGCCGTCCTCGGCCATGTAGCGCAGATGCACCATGGCGCGCGACGGCGCCCGGCGCTGGATGCCCGCCCCGTCCTCGAAGGCATAGAACCGCGCCCGGCCGTCGCGGAGCTCGGCGCAGAGATCGGGGCGGATCACATCGAGAAGCGTCAGCTCGCCCGCCCCGTCGCGCGGCGCATAGGCATAGGCCCGGCCGCGCAGCGCGAAGGCATAGACGAGGGCGAACCGCGCGACCCTCGCGGCCACGCCCGGCGCGGATTCCGTGTTCAGGAGGTACGTGGCGGCATGCTCGACCACCGGTTCGGCGCGGCTGGGGCCAAGCCGCTGGTAGAGCCGGAGCGGCACCTTGGCGAGATCTCCCGCGATCACGTTGCAGCAGGCAAAGACCGTGGCATGGCGTTGGGCCGCCAGCGGCGTCACCACCGGCAGCGAGCGCACGCGGGATTGCCCGCCCGCCCAGAGATCACTGAGCCACGGCGCGGGATCGCGCGTGCCCGAAGGTTCGACCGCAGCCATGGCGGCGGTGACCGGCGGCTCGCGCCGGGGTTCGGGCCGGGGGGCATCGGCCTTCCGGCCGCGCGTGAGGAAAGGAAGTCCGATCATACCGTTGCCACGTCCCGTGCCTTGCGTTTGCCCGCCTCGGCCTCGGCGCGGCCGAGCGCCATGATCGCGGCCACCGCCGGATCGATCCGCCCCTTCGAGCGCGCCTTGTTGGGCTTGATGTTCTCGGCCGCATCCTCGTCGCGATGCACATTGCCCACCGCCCAGGCCAGCACCGGATTGCCGCCATGCCGGATCCGCCCCTGCGCCACCGCGCGTTCGAAGCGCTTCATCGGCGAGGACATCGAGGCATAGCCCTGGCCGTGCTCGACCAGCGGGAACCGCCGCTTGACCAGCTCCTTCGCCACGTAACGCATCCCCCAGCGGTCATAGGACAGCTCGCGCAGATCGAAGCGCGCCCGGATCCACTCCAGCCGCTCGATCACCCGGTCCTCGTCGATCACGCCGCCGCCATGCACCTCCAGCCAGCCCTGATCGCGCCAGGCCACGTATTCCCGCTTTTCCGATTGCGCCCGCGCGATGAAGCCCTTCGGCCCCGAGGGCAGGAAGGAATAGCTGATCAGGAACACCTGCCCATCCTTCGGGATCGCGACGCAGATCGAGGTGAGGTCGGTCGTCTTCGACAGATCGAGCCCCACCCAGGCGGGGCGGCCGTAGAGCGCCTCGGGCGCGAAGGGCTCGGCGCCCTTGTCCCAGATCTCGCGCTCGATCCAGGACTGCGCGCCTTCCGTCCAGAGGTTCATGTGCAGCCGCCGGAAGTTCGGCATCTTGCCCGAGATCACCGTCGCCTCGCGGTAAAGTTCCGCGAACCGATCCTCGCTGAAGGCCACGCCCAGATTGGGATTGGCCATCTTCCAGGCCACCGGATCGCCCACGTCGCAATCGGCAGGCGGCTCGGCGACATAGGCAAAGAAGCTGTCATCCTCGACATCGCCGCGCAGGACGGTCGCGGAATACTCCCTCAGTTCGCCGCAGATCGAGGCCATGTCGGCCCCCGCCGTGGTGATCGCCCAGTCGATGGGCTGGGCGCGGGCGATCATCGAATTGACCACCACCTCGGCCAGTTCCCGGTCGGTCCAGCGGTGCACCTCGTCGCGGGCGACGAAGCTGGGGTTGATGCCGTCCGCCGAATTGCCGTCGCGGCTCAGCGTCCGGATCGTGCCATTGGTGATCGCGGTCGAGATCAGGTGCTTGTTGCCCGTGTCCATGAAGGCCGAGAGCGCGGGCGCGGCCTTGATCATCCGCCGGAGCTCGCGGAACAAGAGCCCCGCCTGATCGCGCGTCGTCGCGGTGCAGAAGCCCTGCGGCGCCGCCTCGCCGTCGAAGAGCTGGGTGTAGAGCATCGGCACCGCCGTGTCGGTCGTCTTGCCGTTCTTCTTCGCGACCTGGTGATAGGTGGTGCGGAACCGGCGCAGCCCGTCCGCCTGCTTCCAGCCGAAGACGGAGCCATGCCGGAAGACCTGCCAGGGCGTCAGGTCCAGCGGGCGGCCCGCCGCCGGACCCGTCGTGTGCTGGATCAGCCGGGCGAAGTTCAGCACGCGCGAGGCCGCCTTGCAGTCGAACCAGAGCCCGCGGTCGGCGCCCGTTTCCAGATCCATCAGATGGCGTTCGCAGGCCAGCCGCACCAGCGCGCCCGCCACCTCGCGGCCCTCGATCACGTCGAGCGCATAGCGCGACACCGGGTGATCAATCGGTTCCATCGAGGGTCCTCAGGATCTCGCCGAAGAGATCGCCCTGGCCGCCCGCGCTCATCCGCGCCTCGTCGACCGGCGTCATGCCGAACCGCGCCGCGAGCTGGTTCATGGTGGCAATGGCGTCCTGGCGCTGGCCCCAGACCGCGCGCTTCTTCTGCTGCCGCCCGTTCCGGGTCTCGACCTCGTACCAGCTGCCGAAGGCCGCGATGTCGCCGGTGAAGCGGATGACATCGGCCACGGATTCGCAATACATCGCGAACGGATCCTCATAGGCCGGATCGAGCCGCCGCTTCGCCACCAGCACCGGCGCGAGCCGGTCCCAGACATCGCGCCCCTCGGCGCTCATCCAGTCGGGCGCCTCGGGCACGGGCGCCGTCTGGTCGGCCTTCATCGGCACGACATTGTCGAGCTTCGGCTTCTGACCGCGCATCGGACCTCCCTTATGGGCTTATGTTCGTGGGCTTTTTTTGCCAATTCGGCCCGCGCAACAGGAAAGCTCCCATGCGCGGTTCCCGAGGGGGGCCCCGGATTTTTGGACACCCCCCGGTGTCAGTTGCGCCCGAGAACCTCGCGGGCGGTCTTGCGGCTGTGGCAGCTCTTGCAGAGCGCCTGCCAGTTCGAGCGGTCCCAGAACTTCGCCCGGTCGCCCTCATGCCGCGCGATGTGATCGACCTCGGTGGCCGGGGTCACGAGCCCCAGCCCCGCGCAATCGGCACAAAGCGGGTGGACCTCAAGAAACGCCGCCCGCGCGGTCTTCCAAGCGGGGCTCGCATAAAGCTTCGCGCGGCGGCGGATCTCTTCGGCCGTCTTGATCTTCGCCCGCCGCGCGCCGTTCCGCGCGATCCGCTCGGCCTCATGCTCTTCGCAGAGCGCCGCGCCAGGCACAGCGAGGTCGTCGCAGCCCGAGGCCGCGCAGAGCTTGCGGATCGTCATGGAGGAGGCCTCCCGGAACGCAGAACGCCCGCAGCGGGGTGATCCGCTCCGGGCGCAGCTTGGGTGACGGCACTATGTCAACCGGGCTGGAATCCCGTCAAGAAAAATGTTTCCGGGGCCGCGTCTCACGTCGCAATAGCCGCGCCGTTTCCGAGGGAATTACAAGAAAACCGCAACGCCGATCTCGCCCCGCATTGCAGGTTTCAATCCCATCGAACTGAAGAACGCAACGTTGCGACGAAATCGCACCGCACAATAGTGGATGGCGCAATCTTCCATTAACCGGCCGCCGTCATGACTGGACCACCCTGTCGTGTCAATGAGGAGACTCTCATGATCGGCCCCGTAACGGCGACCAGCGTGATGCCGGTTCGCAAGGAACAAACAGAACAGCAGACTGCCACTCAGGCCGATTTCAGGCTCAAGCTCGCGAACGCTCGACCGGTAACCCCGGAAGAGCTGGGCATCGAGCTCACCAAGGGCTCCGGTGAGTTCACGGCCATCCTGGCGGAATCCAATGCACGTTTGGAGTGGATGGAATCCGCCGAGGGCAAGGCCTGGCAGGCGGAGCAACTGGCAAAGCAGAATGCCCAGCCTGTCGAGCTTGCCGTCTACAAAGGCGGCCAGATGGTCGGGTTCATGGCGGGCGGGTTTTCAGGCCTGGGTTCCATGGGAGCCATCCTGCCCGACAATTGGGACAGCATGCGCACCGAAGACCTGAAGAAGGTGTTTCAAAGCCATGGTTTCAAGGTGGTCACCGCAAAGGATGGCTTGTCGATGAACCACGGCCAGGCCGCCAATATCTTGAACCGTTCCTAGCTTTCGGAAAGCGGACAAAAAGCGCTGAAGCCCAGCGACACGTGGCGCAATCTTCTATTAACCGGCCGCCGCCATCACTGGACCACCCTGTCGTGTCAATGAGGAGACTCCCATGATCGGCCCCGTAACGGCGACCAGCGTGATGCCGGTTCGCAAGGAACAAACAGAACAGCAGGCGGCCACTCAGCCCAAGTTCAGGCCCGAGCTCGCGAACTTTCGACCGGGAACTGGGGAAGAGGCCGGTTTCAAGCCATACAAAGCCCCAGCCGAATTCATGGCCATGATGGCGAAATCCGAGGCGGAGGCGGCGTGGATGGACTCCGCCGAGGGCAAGGCCTGGCAGGCGGAGCAACTGGCAAAGCAGAATGCGCAGCCTGTCGAGCTTGCCGTCTACAAAGGCGGCCAGATGGTCGGGTTCATGGCGGGCGGGTTTTCAGGCCTGGGTTCCATGGGAGCCATCCTGCCCGACAATTGGGGCAGCATGCGCACCGAAGACCTGAAGAAGGTGTTTCAAAGCCATGGTTTCAAGGTCGTCACCGCAAAGGATGGCCTGTCGATGAACCACGGCCAGGCCGCCAATATCTTGAACCGTTCCTAGCTTTCGGAAAGCGGACAAAAAGCGCTGAAGCCCAGCGACACGTGGCGCAATCTTCTATTAACCGGCCGCCGCCATCACTGGACCACCCTGTCGTGTCAATGAGGAGACTCCCATGATCGGCCCCGTAACGGCGACCAGCGTGATGACGGTTCGCAAGGAACAAACAGAACAGCAGACAGCCACTCAGGCCGATTTCAGGCTCAAGCTCGCGAACGCTCGACCGGTAACCCCGGAAGAGCTGGGCATCGAGCTCACCAAGGGCTCCGGTGAGTTCACGGCCATCCTGGCGAGATCGAAGGCCGAGGCGGCGTGGATGGACTCCGCCGAGGGCAAGGCCTGGCGGGCGGAGCAACGTGCAAAACAGGATGCGCAGCCTGTCGAGCTTGCCGTCTATAAAGGCGGCCAGATGGTCGGGTTCATGGCCGGTGGGTTTACGGCCGAGAGTTCAATCGCGGGCTTCCTGCCCAGAAACTGGGACAGCATGTCGATCAAAGATCTGAGCCAGTTTTTTAGAAGCCATGGCTTCAAGGTCGTCACCGCCAAGGAAGGCCTGTCGATGAACCACGGCCAGGCCGCTGATATTATGAACCTTCTCTAGGAGTAAGAAAGAAGCCTAAAGGCGCTGAGGCGCGCCTTTCCACGGCCGCATCGGCGGCATGTCCCGGGTGATCTCGATCCGTGTCAGGTCCGCGCCCTTCAGCGCCGCCTGCACCTCCAGCAGATAGCCCCACCAGTCGAGATAGGCCCGGCGCGCGGCCGCGATCTGCGCGGGGGTCGGATCCCAGTGGCAGGGCGTGAAGCGTACCGCGTCGTGGACGATCACACCCTTGCGGTTGCGACGCGGGATCGCTTGCCAGCCCTCGACCCCGAGCATCGCCGCATCCGCCGTCTTCGCGTGGCGGCCCCAGCGGTTCACCGTCCAGTCGTCCGGCTTCAGCCGCGGGCGGGCGTCGGGCATCCAGTCGGGCGTGCGGCCCGCGCGGGCGAGGTCGGCGACCAGCGTTGCCGCGTACCAGGGCAGCGTGTTCCGGACCACCGTCGCGATCAGCTCGGCATCGTCATGCGGGCTCGACCGGCCGCGGCTGGTGTCGACCCGGGTGCCCAGCTGGGCACGTTCGAGCGCGACATATTCCATGCCATAGGACCGCCAGCCGGTGCCGCCGACCGCCTCGATCTCGTCATGGTCGAGCCGCGCGCATTCGGTGCCGAAGGCCCATTCCAGCGCCGCGCGCACCGGCATCGCGCGCCGGGTCCGGGAGGCAGTCTGCGCCGGGGGGCGGATCGCGGCGGTCATGCCGCCGCCCCCGCCAGATCGGCGATGCGGCGGCAGCGGGCCAGCTGGGCCTCGCGGTCGCGCAGCCACGCCGCCTCGGCCGGATCGAGGAAGGCCGGATCGGCCCCCGCCAGATGCGCGTGGCGGCGCAGCGCCTCGCCCGCCGCCTGGCGGATCTGCCCCAGCGCATAGCCACCCGGCCAGCGACGGGTCCGGCGCAGATCGTCCAGCAGCTCCGGCGCCCAGCCCTCGGCCAGCGCCTGCCGCCCCACCGCATGGGCAAAGACCGCCCGGATCAGCGGCGAGGCATCGTCGGCGGGCGGCTGGATCTGCGCCGCCGCCTTCAGGATCGCATTGGCGATGGGGAAGCGGTCGCGGTCCTTGCCGCCGGGCTGGGCCGCCGCCATCTCTTCCAGCGCGGCGAGGTTCGGCGGGGTCATGTAGGCCAGCCGCTTGGCGAGATCCGCCAGCATCTCGTCGAACTGCGCCTTGGTCATCGCGCCCGGCTTCACCAGCCCGCGCCGCAGCAGCGGCTCGATCAGCAGCGCCCGCACCCGCTTTTCGCCCTCGGCCTGTTCCCTCGCGTCCATCCTCGGCTCCTTTCTCTCTGCCTTGCCAACCGTTTCAGGACTGTCCTGCAACTGTCCGGCGGACATTTGCGGGACACTTGCGGACAGTTCGGGACAGTCGGGACAGTCCTGCCCCTTTCTCTGCCCTTGCGGGGTTATCCACAGGCCCTGCCCTGTCAGACCGACGCGAACCGTCCATGTTTCTGTCCTTTTCTCTGTCTTTGTCCCTGTCGTGCAGGACAGTCTGAAACTGTCCGAGACTGTCCCTGAACTGTCCTCGGGACAGTTGCGGACAGTCTCGGGACAGTCTGGGAATTACTCGCGGGGGCGCGCGGCCCGGGTCATGTCGAACATGTGGTTGGACCAGGCCGTGATCGCCCGCTCGACCCAGGCCGAGCCGCGATAGCCGCAGCCCTGCTCGACCAGCCAGTCATCCATCCAGAGGACGGCCGCGTCGTTCTGCGCCAGGTCGGGGTGGATCCCGGCCACGGCCGAGCGCAGCCGCTGGCGCCGCTTGGCGGCGTTCGCCGCCTCGTTCCGCGCCCGGTTGTCATGCTTGCGCGAGAGCGCTTCCAGCACCATGGCGGTCACCCGGCCGTGCATCAGCCGGATCTGATCGCCGCAGCGGCAGGGCTGCCAATGGTGAAGCGGCCCGTATTCCATCTCGCTCAGCCGCCGCAGCCGCGCCACGTCGACCGCCAGCAGCTTGGCCAGCTGCTCGGGATCGTCGGGCAGCGTGCCGACCGGCTTCTGGTCCTGCGACAGGCAGATCAGGTCGAAATACAGCGCCCGGCATTCCTCGGTGCCCTTCAGCCGCATCTCGCTGTTGAGCCATTCGCGGTGATACCAGGTCATGAAGTAATGGCCGTTCAGGTCGTCCTCGGGGCCGAGCGGATAGTCGGGCAGATCGGCGGCATCGACCGGGCGAAGACGGGAGGCGGCAAGTGTCATGGCGTTACCCCTTTCGCCGCCAGCGCCATCGCCGCGGCCAGAATGCGTTCCCGGGCGGCGCGGCCGCCCCGGGTCAGGGCATGGGAGAGATAGTCGTCCGAGAAACCCAGCGCCCGGCTGGCCTTGCGCTGCGAGGCAAAGCGCAGGCCCCCGATCTCGACGGGATGCGGGTCCCGGCCGGGGCGGCGCTGCGGCCGTCCGATCCGGTCGGGATCGCCATCGGAGAGCGCCTTCCAGACCGCCTGCGGCGTCACGCCGAAGCGGGCGGCGGCGGCATGGGCATCGGCAAAAAGCTCGCCCCGGATCCTGACCGGCATCGGCTCGACCCCCTTGCGGCCCGCGCCGACCCGGTCGAGCCGACCCTTGCGCGCGGCCGAGCGCACCGCTTCGGGGGTCACCCCCAGAGCCCGGGCGGCGCTGGCCGCATCGGGATAGGTCGTGCCGCGGATCGTGAGGTCGGTGTAAATCCGCGTGGCCATCACATCCCCAGGGCCTCGCGATAAAGCTGCAAGACCGCCTCTTCCTCGGCGATGTCGTCCGCGTGGCGCTTGCGGAGCGCGATGATCCGGCGCAGGGCCTTGGTGTCGTAGCCACGCGCCTTGGCGGCGGCCATCACCTCTTTCTGCTGATCGCCGATCTGGGCCTTCTCTTCGGCCAGCGCCTCGAACCGTTCGATGAAGCCCCGCAGTTCATCGGCCGCGACGCGGTACGTCCGGTCGCGCACCGCCTCATCCTCGGCGGTCTCCTTCATCGGGGGCCGCAGCCCGGCGGTAAAGCTGTCGAGCGGGATCGGGCCGGTCGTCGCCCCGGTCGGGCCGGTGAGCGAGACGGTCGGGCCGGTCACGCCCGGCCCCCCTTGAACCGCGCCAAAAACTTTTCCGCCCGCGCCTCGAAGACCCGGGCCGCGGCGCGGGCTCTGCCCGCGCGCACCTGGTTGAAGCGTCCGGCGACGCGCCAGTAGATCCGAATTGCCAGTGTCATGCCGTTTGCTCCGGGTCGAAGAGTTCGAAGACGGTCTCGGCGCCCGCGAGCGCCAGCACCGCCAGGACGTAATGCAGCCCCGGCGCGTTCTCGGATCGCAGCCAGTTCCGCACCGTGCGCGGGTTCACCGACCGCTGCGCCGTGGTCAGCGCCTCGGCCACCAGATCGGCCAGTTCGGCCTCGCTGGTTGCCTCGGGGAACGACCGCCACAGAAGCGAGGCGAACCACTTCCGCTCCCGCTCCTGCGGGTCGCGCAAATTCTGGAAGGACTTTTGCATAGCGACATCCCTATGGTGGCTTCGTGCAAAATGACTCGGGGTCGAAATCGATGGAGAGGACGCCGTCAGCATGCGGCGTCCTCCGGAGCGGAAAATGAGAGAACGGAGCCGGGCAGCGTGGGGCCCACGAGGGACGGGACGCGCGGCATCAGGCGGCGTCCCCGGCGGGCGTGGGCGCAGGGTGGTCGCGCATGTAGTCGCGCAGCTTGTCTGCGGTAAGCATCGTCGGGCTGCTCTCGCGGGACTTCCACGACCCCCACTGGCCCCACCCGGCCCCGATTGCATCGCGCAGGACCTTCTGTGGGGTTTTCGAGCACGCCGCCGCGTAGGCTTCGATTTCTGCGAGGAACTCTTCCATGCACGCCATGATGGGTATTTATTCCCATGATGGCAAGGGAATTTTTGCCCATCGCGCGCGCCGCCCGGCCGTGGGAATATATCCCCATGACAGAGGACCCATTCATTGCGGGCTTGCGCGCGGTCTTTGAGGCCGATCCTGAGCTGCGCCCGGCGACAGTGAGCGCCAAGGCTGGCTTGGATAAGTCAACTATTCGCAGAATGTTCGAGGGCGCAATCCAGTCCCCGAGGCGAGCGACATCATTGAAGATTGCCGACGCGCTCGGTTTGAGCATTGAGGAAATTGTCAACGGTACGGCCACTGCGTCGGGCGGCCGGACTGTAGCCATCGCTGGCAAGGTCGGCGCTGGCGCCCGCGTGCCGGTCTTCGACGCCTACGAGAAGGGCGACGGCCCGCAGGTCGAGTGCCCTCCAGGCCTCTCTCCACATGGCGTTGTCGCCGTCGAGATCGAGGGCGACAGCATGGAGCCGGTCTACTCGGCGGGCGACCTTCTGTTCTACACCCGCTGGTCAGCCGAGAGCGTGCCAAGCGATGTCGTCGGCAAGCGCTGCGTGTGCGAATGCGAGGAAGGCTTGGGCTGGGTGAAGCTGATCCGCGAAGGGCGTGAGCCCGGGCTTTTCGACCTGCACAGCTTCAACGACCAGACCCCGCCGATGTACGGGGTCCGGCTCAAGTGGGCGGCCCAGATCAAGCTGCACTGGCCTGCGGAACTGGCGAGGAAGGTGGACGGATGAGTGAAGGCGAGCCTGACTACGAATCTCTATTTCCAGAATTGAATGAGCAGACGAAGGCAGTCCTTGAGGTGGTCAAGGCCCTAGGCACTGCTTATGATTACAGACATCAGATACTGACTAGGGACATCAAACGGTTGAACTATGCCCTTGGTAGAAGCACCAACATGCTGATGTTGGCGCTAGCCATGAAGAGCACGACCGACCCAGAACGCCGCGCAGAGATGATGAAGGAGATCGACGCACATCTGGACGCGGTGCAAGAAATTCAGTCAAAGATTGGGTTCGTCAGTGAGTAGCAACGTCTTGCCGCTTTTCGGCGAAAATGCTCAGGCATTGAAAGACAGTGCCGTTGCCCCATATGGTGGCGACGGAGGTGGAACTGAAATGCTCGAACAACGCGTCAAGCACCTAGAGGATGAAGTGAAGGAGATGCGCGGCGACGTGCGCGCCCTTCGGGACGATGTTGCCGAGATGAAGGGCAAGATCTCCATGCTCCCAGGCTATCCCGGCCTTGCCGTCTTGATGGCGGGGATCGGCAGCGCGCTCCTCGCGGCGTCTCGCCTGTTCCCGCCGCTACCTTGAGGCAGGCCCAGGTGGACAGGCTCCAAAGCGATATGACTGACGTGAAGGCCGCGCTTGCTCGCATCGAGGCCAAGCTCGACAGCAAGATCGACTACAAATGGCTGACCGTCTATGTCCTCGGCATCATCGCCGTGATCATGCGGTCGGAGATCGCGTCATGGGTCTCTTCCATAGGCGCAAGCTGACCGCCCCTTCCGCCAAAAAACAGATGACCCCGTCCTGACCCCGCCTCGCGCGGGGTTTTTCGTGCACTCAGCCCGGCGCTGATGGGGGCAGAATAGCGCGGCCTTAGGGGCGGCGCTAGCGTGGCGTGGGAATTTTTGCCCACATTCTTCTTGACGTGGGCATAAATTCCCACCATCATCCCCTTACCGACAACAGAAAGGGGACACCCATGAAACCGATCCTGACCGCCACCGCCGCGCTGGCCCTGCTGGGCGCGCCGCTGTTTGCCGCTGTCAACGCCACCGAGGACCTGTCGGCGATCCGCCAGCCCTCGGTCGACGGCGCGGGCTGCTTTGCCGCCATCGCGGGCACCAACGCCTTCGAACGCACCCACGCCCCGGGCTGCATCTATTACCGCGCTCCCACCGGCACCGACCCGAAGGAGGTCGAGGCCGCCGATCCCGAGCCCGGCGATCCGGGCGAGGCCGAGGGCGACGACAGCGAGAACGCCGGTCTCTGAGCATCGGTGCGGGCCGCGCGTCGGCCCTCATCCCATGCCCAGACCCCGTTCGCTCTCCGGAGGACCCCATGCCCCGCATGCCCAGAATCCCCGACCTTCCCGCAAATTACGGCTTCGGGACCTGGCGCGATGCGCTGCTGGGCGCCCTGATCGGCGCGCTCTTCGTCGGCTCGGCCTGGGGCGGCATCACGCTGGCCGGAATCGCCCACGGAAGCCTCTGATGGACACGACCCTCGCCGCCGCCCCGCCGCCCGACGCGCTGGCCGATTTCGTCGCCGAATGGCAGAGCGCCGCCCCCGAGGTGCAACTCGCCGCGATCCGCGGCGCGCTCCGCCGCCAGGGCATCGCCCAGCCCGCGACCGACGATCCCGCGCGGGCTGGATACGAGATCCAGCTTTTCGGCCTTGCGGCCCTCGGTCGCGACGAGGCCGACGCCGCCCGCACCTGGATGGACGCGGCCGCCCGCCGCTGCCCCTTCGCCTGACCTTGAAAAGGAGACCGTCGATGACTGCTCAAACCCGCGTTGACGCGCCCGAAACCGACACCACCGCGCCCGACACCGAGCCGAAATGGACCTTGAGCATTTCCCTGAGGGGGCGCGAGACCGTCGATTTCAGCCTGACGGAGTCGAGAGCCCTTGGCGCCCTGCGTGCCCTGCAGGACCGGGACGACGACCGCGATCTGGAGGGATGGTTCTTCCTTCCCGGGCTGGTGGTCAATCTGAGCGACGTTCAGATGATCTCGGCCGCCCCGAGCCCGTCGGACACCGCGTCGCGGGCGCGCCTGACGTGGATCTGAACGCGTGACCGTCTCCCGCCCCCTGCTGCGCTGGCACGGCGGCAAATGGCGCCTCGCGCCCTGGATCGTCGCCCAGTTTCCCCCGCATGACTGCTATGTCGAGCCCTTCGGAGGCGGCGCCTCGGTGCTGCTGCGCAAGCCGCGCGCCGCGCTCGATGTCTATAACGACCTCGACGGCGCCGTGGTCGCCCTTTTCCGCATCCTGCGCGATCACCCTGACGAGTTGATCCGCCGGGTCGAGTTGATGCCCTTCGCCCGGGCCGAGTTCGATGCCGCCCAGGACCCGGGCATGATACCGAAGGACGAGATTGACCTCAGCCTTCGCCTGCTCCTGCGCTCGCACATGGGCTTTTCCAACGCTGGGGCCTGCGGCCGCGGCGGACACCAGAAGACGGGCTTTCGCGGTCGCGGCATCCGCGCCGGGACCACCCCGCCCGAAAACTGGCGCCGGTTCCCGCCGGTGCTGCGCGAGGTGGCCGAGCGGCTGCGCGGCGTCGTCATCGAATGCCGGCCGGCGCTCGACCTGATCGCGGCGCAGGACGGGCCGTCGACGCTCTTCTATCTCGATCCGCCCTATCTGCCCGAAACCCGCGATGCTGGCGCCGATTACACCCACGAAATGACCGAGACCGACCATGCCGATCTGCTGGCCGTTCTGGGATCGCTGCAAGGCGCGGTGGTGCTGTCGGGCTATGCCGCGCCCCTCTACGACCGCGCGCTGGCGGGCTGGCACCGGATCGAGCGGTCGACCTTCGCCGATGGCGCGCGCCCGCGGACCGAGGTGCTGTGGATGAACCGCGACCCGGCCCTGCCGCTCTTCGGGGGGCGGGCATGAAGACGCCCCTCCGGATCCTGATCGGCTGCGAGACCTCAGGCGTGATGCGCCGGGCCTTCGCCGCGCGCGGGCACGATGTCTGGTCCTGCGACCTGCTGCCCGCAGAGGACGCCACCAACCGGCACATGATCTGCGATATCCGCGACGTGCTGGATCTGGGCTGGGATCTGCTGGCGGTGATGCACCCGCCCTGCACCCGGCTCTGCAACTCGGGCGTCCGCTGGCTGCATGTGCCGCCGACCAACGCCCCAGCCGAGGCGCACCCGGCCGAAAAGGCCGCCTGGCCCGACCTGCCCGAAGAGGCCCGCCGCGCGATCATGTGGCGGCTGCTCGACGAAGGTGCCGCGCTCTTCTCGGCCTGCTGGCGGGCGCCGATCCCGCGCGTCGCGGTCGAGAACCCGGTGATGCACCCCCATGGCCGCGCCCGCCTGCCCGGCGATCTGCCCAAACCCCAGATCGTGCAGCCCTGGTGGTTCGGCGAGCCCTTCTTCAAGGCGACCGGGCTCTATTTGCGCGGTCTCGCGCCGCTGAGCGCCACCGACCGCCTGACCCCGCCCGCGCCCGGCACCGAGGCGCACAAGCGCTGGAGCGCGGTCCACCGGGCGCCGCCCGGCCCCGACCGCTGGAAGATCAGATCCCGCACCTTCGAGGGCCTCGCCGCCGCCGCGGCCGCCCAATGGGGCGGCGACGCAAGACGGGAGGCCGCGTGATGGAAGAGACCAAATGGCCCCGCGAGATCTGGGCCGCCCAACCCGACCCGGACGATGCAGAGGGCAGACATGTCTTTTCGGAACACGCCACCGTCCCGCGCTTCGAAGGCGACAGCGAGCGCGATTGCGCGTTCCACCGCTATGTCGACGGCGACATCGTCGACAGCGCGGATCGCTACCACCGCGAAATGCTGATCGCCTCGCGCGCCCGGGCCAACGCCGCAGAGGCCGAACGCGACCGGCTCCGCACCGAGCTCGAGCGGCTGCGGGAGGACGCAGGACGGTATCGGTGGCTGCGCGCCCGGGATCTCGACACGATCCAGTCCGAGGGCATCTTCGCGGGCAGGACGCCCGAAAACCTCGTGCTGAACCTGGAAGATCTCGATGCGGCGATTGATGCCGCCCGCCACCACGGGGACCGGGGCAATGGCTGACACGCTCCGCGCCAGCTTCGGCCGGTTCGAGGCCGAAACCGTCCCGACCGAAGCCCGCCTGACAATCAGCAGGGACGGTGCGACCGTGATCCGGCTCTTCGGCCGCGATCTGGTTCGCAGCACGCTTCTGGGCGGCAGCTGGTGCCCTGACATGCAGCGCGCCCTCCGCTGGGGCCTCCAACGGATCGAGGCCAGGCTCGGCGAGGATCTCCGCTTCCGCGCCGGTGTGATGGCCGCATGCGATCTCATCTCGCGCCTTCGCCTGGCCGGGGATCCGAGGCGCGCCGAGCGGCTTCTGCTTGGGGATATGGACGCCGGGCGGTCCCAGGGCGAGACGCCGCTCTCACAAGACTGCGGCGCGCCGGTGAACGACAAGAGCGCCTGCGGCCGCAGCTGCTCCGCACCAGGCGCCATGCTCAATTCGGTGGAAGAGCCCGCGGCCGAAACGTTCCGCGAGGCCGTCGCCGAGCTGGTTTATTCTGTCATGAAGGAAGGAAAGACCGATGTTTGAGAATCCGTCGCAAGCCGCACCGATCTACATTCGTCCGAAGGATGCCCCTGCTTTGCTCGGGGTCAGCACATCGACGTTTCACCGATGGATGAACCGTGCGGGAGACGAGTGGCGCACCATCAAACGCGGGAACGTGAGGCTCGCGAGATTCGAGGATGTCCAAGCCTGGCTCGAAAGGGGCGACGCATGA